TAAGGAAAAAAAGTTATATCAGTCGTGTCACATTTTACATAAGAAGGGTCAATACTTTATTGTCCACTTCAAAGAATTGTTTGCCTTGGATGGCAAAAGAACTAATCTTTCACAGAACGATGTGCAGAGACGCAATAGGATCGTACAACTCCTGTCTGATTGGGGTTTGGTAGACATTCCTAAGAAGGATACGATTGCAGATATTGCACCACTTAGTCAAATTAAAATCATCTCATTCAAAGAGAAGGGTGAGTGGATTTTAGAATCCAAATATAACATTGGCAAAAAGAAGCAACCCGAATACGTTCCCGCTGAATAAATAGAGGAGCCTTTCTCTATACTCATGCTTGGTAAACCCAAAGCTAAGGTAGAAGAGAAGGACCATGATGAAGATAAAAGTGAAGTCCTTGGTAATTTGGTGAAAGTAGTCGTACTTATTTGGTCCGCCTCTCTCCTTACGTTTAGTTACGTTAGACTACCAAACGGTCAGAAGATCCTAGATTTTGACCCTACCTTTATCGCATCCGTGTTTTCTGGATCGTTAGCTGCCTTCGGATTGTCTCCTGCTAAAGCGGGTGGTGGTAATGGCAACGGTGCAAAACCAGTAGCGAAAAAAGAAGAACCCCCTGTCGCTCCTGCTATTGAACCTAAAGATGCAAAAACTAATTAACGTCGTTGCCCTTCTGTCAGGTCTTACCAGTGCTGCCCTCATCGGTGGTGCTGGTTATGTCCTTATGAATAAGGATGCCCTGATAGATCAGGCAAAGGATGCTGCCACTAAGGCAGCAACAGAGGCAGTCTCTGCCGCCCTCCCAGGGATGCTAGACGCTGCTATGCCCGAGTTACCCGAGGTAACTGGTGGTGCCCTTCCTGCCGCTCCTGGCGTTGGTGGAGGCGCTCCTGCTGTCACTGGTCCCGCTCTCCCCTTCTAACCATGAAACTCTGGAAGTCTGATGTGACCGAGCAAGTCACCGAGCAAGTCACCGAGCATGTGCCACGCAAGTCTAAATCCCCAATTAAGACGGTTGCGTTGGCATTAGGTGCTGTTATTGGTATCTCTCACATTGGACTTCTGGGGTATGTGGTTAGGCAACCTAATGTTCATGAACCTCCTGTAATCAATATCCCTACTGGACCATATTCTTCTTACAGAATCAAAGCTGGTAAGGATGGATATGAGATTGAGTATCGTGCAAACGATCCCAAAGTTTTGGAGTCTGATAGATCTTTGGAACTGGATCGGACGAGGGGTGGATTGTTTGGTGGCGGTGGTGTTGAACGTCGTCGCGAATATCGTCGTGATCAATACACGATGGATGGCGCTAGAAATTTGGGAGGGGCAGTTGACCCCGAGGGAAAGCTCGGTGCGAAAAGCGAAGAGTGCATCAGGGCGGACGCTGGAGCACGGTCTCAAGGTGCCATGGCGGGGACCGCAATTAGTGCTGGTCTGATTGTCCCAGCAGTCACCAGTATTCCATATGTCGGATGGTTGGCAGGTGGTTGGGCACTGCTTCTAGGACAGAAAGCAGGATCTGAAATTGGATCTGAAGTAGGGTCAGCGTTTAACGATTGTTAATTAAAATTTAATGAGTTTTGTTAAATAAGATAAATCGTTATTAAAAGATATGGCACAAACTACATACAGAAAACGGATCAGAAAAGATCAAAAGGAAGAATTTTTTCTATACGTTGCATTCCATTCTGCCTTTACTGCGTTGATGAATCTTTTCAAAGATGATTGATGGAAATACCTGACATTACTTCTCCTAACATCAACATTAGGGAGATTGAAATACCAGATACAGTTAACACAACTTCACCTGCAATCCCTGTAGCACCACCAGTTGTGGTGAATATTGGTGTGCCTGTGGTGGACATTCCTGGATGCGTTGAGGCACATGAAAGCAACAACAAATCTAAAACAGTAGGTCAAGATGACACTAAAGGACTGGTTACATACTGCGATAGTGGTATGCCTAACTTTAATCCTATTGAATATTCTCCAGAGGATATGACAATCACGACTTCGGCACCACCGCCGAAAGTTGACCCACCAGAATCACCAGAGGTTCCTGAGACACCAGAGGTTCCCAATACACCTGCTACTGCCAAGATAGATTGTCCTACACCAGCACAGGAAGCAAAGGAACCTGTAGGAACAATGGTAGAAGGATTTAGAAAAAAGGTTGTTGAATATAAACTGATGGGCAACGAGTGTGTCCAGATAACAGAAGCAGTCCCACTACCTCAACAGATAGTAGCAGGACTGCCTAGTGGTGGTCAGGTTGTTCAGGTGGGTGGTGTTGCTGTCATTGCTACAGCATCAGCACTTATGGCAAAACCGTTGGCAGATATCCTACTCAAGGTCGTCAAACCAACGGTTAAAAAAGTTATGAAAAAGATTGCTGCTATCAGAGGGAAGACAGTTCCTGTACTGTCCACTGCCGAGCGTAGAAACGAGCAACGGGACCGAAACCGTGCTATAATGGCATTGAGACAAACGCTCAAACCAAAATGAGTATTCCACATTTCAAATCCCAACATGACTGGGAAGCATTTACTCAAATCTTTGATAGTCAGTGGCATTGTAAAAGAGCACTGCTAAATCGTGTCAAGGATGATATGTTCCCTGGTTATGACTGGCACTCTCTCACACCAAAAAGCATTGAAATCATCAATGACATTGTAACTACTCTCCTGTACGATGTAGATCGTAAGTTCAAAGAGACACACCAGGACTATAAGACTGAGGATGATGACCTCTTCATTCCTTATCGTTCATTCAAAGAGAATGTAACCGAAGCACTGAAAGAAGCACTTACTCCTTACCAGTTGTTAGAGCGGGACCAAGATCCTCAGCATTACGAGACACAGGAGCAGGACTTGGGATAGCATGGACGTGTGGATGCTGGTGTCCTGGTGGATTGTTTACCACCACATCAGCACATATTTTATAGTAAGGACTCTTGGGGTGGAATTGAATTCCTTTGAGCATCAAATCTCCACAGTTTTTAAGTCTAGCAATCTCAAAATCTAATCTCTTGTTAGCAACTAACTGAGCATTCAATTCAATCTGTGTGGTTGCTGCCTTCTTACATAGATCCTGCAACTTCTTATCGGTAGGTGTGCTCCATGTCATAGAGAAACCTACACCTAAGTTGTAGTTATCTTTTTGTCCAGTTCTGACAGGTACACGGTATAAAACGGAGCCAGGATTATCGGGTGCTCCATCTTCATCTATGTCCCTCATATCATATACGGGATCATAATAATATGGTTCATATGGTTTAGTTGCCGAAGCAGAACCTGTTACATACGGGGTGAAGTTTCTAGTTGGACCTTGACATTGGATTCCTCCACCGTAGGTATTGGTGATGTAGGGTCCTTGTAAAACTTGGATGGCTTGGTTAGTAACAGAACCAGAACTATTGGCGACAGGAGCCGCAGTAGCACTAACACCACCAACTTCGGCCAATGCTTGCGTAGGAAAGACTGCACTTAGTCCTACTGCGAGAAGATAGAGGTAGTGTCGGTTATGCTGGTAACCTCGGTGGTTCTTTGAATAATTGTTTGTTGACTTAAACCAGGACCCTGATACGTTTCCGTGAACTGAAACGCTGCCCCTGGTGTTGTCTGTGTGAATGTTGGTTTGCTGTTGATGCCTGTCCATGTTGAAGTCACGCCGTCTATAGTTACATTATTTGTTCCAGTGCCAGGCGAGAGATTGCCAGACGCTGATACTCCACTCCCAGTCACGGTGTATTGATACCCCGTGTTATAGTCCATTGAATTGATGGTTTCAGTGATTTTTTGTGTAGTCTCAGTGTGGCTCGTCATTGAGCCCTGTGTGAAGTTAGGCACCACGGGGACTGCCTGAGCAGCCCCATGAAATATACCCAATATCAAACCGAGACCGATTGCTTCTTTCAAACGGTCCATACTATATAACCTCAGTCAATAACGGTGATTTCAGTAACGAACTGTCCTGTAGCAGATGAACCAGCACCACCAGCAGTCAGCGTGATAGCATGAGTTCTGTCAATCGTACCTGCGAGTGTGCTAGCAGAACCAGCAGCATAAGAGGTAAGGTTACCGAAGTTAGGAACATCACCTGTGCTAACAGCAGAGG